CCGACGATCTTGGAAAACTTCCAGCGCCGCTCGAGCTCCGCCACGTGGTCCGCCATCTCCGTGACCAGGGCCGTCAGCCGGTACGCCGCAACGACGTAGATGCACGGGTCATTCTCCCGCCAGCCGAGGATGCACACCGCATTCTGGTCGACGATTCCGAAGTCGAGGCCCAGCAGGAAGTTCGTGAGCGTGGGGGGCTTGCTGACGTTCTTCTTCTCGTCGAACTGCGCGTACACCAGGCCCGAGCTGTCCTGAATCCAGAGGCCCTCGAGCAACTGCTTCCGCAGCACCGGGTCGACGGACTCGAGGCGCGACGTGTAGTCGGCCGCATCCACGCTGGGGTTGTCCGCGAGCTTCGCGGCCACGAACGGGTGCGGCGCCCCGGGCTGGACGAACCGCTTGAACACCCACTTGTGCCCGACGCCGCCGGGGTTCGCGGTCGCGCGCATCCGCGTCGGAAAAGGGGCGCCCGCAGCCCGACGAAGGCGCGTGCGCAGGTAGTCGTAGCGGCTATTGGGCCACTGCGTGAGCTCGTCGACGCCGATGAACGCCCACTCGCCGCCCTGGTAGTTGTACTTGTCGTTCTCCGAGTCTAGGTGCCCGAACTCGATCGTCGCGCCGCTCGGGAAGGTGAAGCGCTTGTCCTTCTCGCTCCAGTGAATCTCCTTGTGCGGACACCACCACTCCTTGGCGCGCTCTAGCAGCGCCCCGGAGCGCATCAGGTCTTTGTACGTGCGCCGGAGCAGCAGCGCCGAGTAGGTCGGCTCCGTGATGTACTGCGCCGCCGCCATCAGCATGGCGTCCGACTTGCCGCCGCCGGCCGCGCCCCCGTAGAGCGCCTCGGGGTCGCTCAGGGCGAGGAAGAGGCGCTGCTTCGGGTGCGGCTCGTGCGGCACGAAGTTGCGCTGCGCGGATGCCCTGCGCAGGAGCTCGCGAGCGGCGGCGGCGGGGTCGATCCTCACCGGAGGCTGAGCTTCACTTCGGCGACACCGTGTTCGGATCGTTCAGGACCAGCTTCCATTTCGCGAACTTCCCCGGGTGCAGTGCGAGACGCGCCAGCACGTCGACCTGCACGTTCCTCGTCCAGCCCGTGGGGTACTGCGAGAGGTCGATGCGGATACCGGCGCGGTAGGTCCGCACGTGCGCCCCGCCGTACGGGTCCGCGATGCCGTCGCAGCGCACCCAGAGCTCCACGTACTTGCCCGGCACGTGCTCGCCGATGCCGTACGCGCTGACGGCCCGGCGGCAGGGGACGCACCTGGGCCAGAGCGCCTCGCCATGCCCCACCGTCATGCGGGGCATCAGCGCGGACGTGTTCCCTGCGTCGCCGCCGAGGATGATGCGGGGCGTCCAGGTCACGACTGGCTGGCCTCCTTCAGGGCCTCGATGAACGATCGCGACTCGCCATTGCAAGGCACCTCGCCCGCGTCTGCCTCTGCTGCCGCACGCGTCAGATGTTCGTGAATCTCGTGCCTTTGATGCTGGATGCAGAAGTAGCGAGTCTGGTAGGCGGCAGGCTCCGTTGAGCCGTGCGCCCCGCCTGGACCGTACACGTTGAAGATACCGACACCATCAGCGAACCACCGCTTTGCTTCGCACATCTACCCCTTCTCCTTCCAGCCCTTGTCGATCCACTCGCGCTTGTCCGCCTCGACGCTCGCGGCAAACCTGCGCTCCACGCACGCGTTGCAACTCGCCTCTGCCCGCACCACCGAGCGCGTCGCGTACGACTGGCGGCACTCGGGACAGACACGGATGTCGGCCGCCAGGTTGCGGTAGTCGGGCCGCTCCTCGGGAGGCGGCAGGAGAGACCCTCGATTGCGGCGCGGCCGAGGCGACCGCCAGTTCGCGCGCAGCAGGATGAGCGATAGCGCCGCGAAGAGCAGCGCCCCGACGAGAGCCGGAGTCACGCCTTCTTCTCCGCCGGCACGTCCTCTTCGAACGTGAGCTCACGCACCATGCTCATCGGGTACCGCATCGAGATGTTGCTGCCAGGGTGCGTCACGACGATGAGGCCGTCCTGAAACCCGATGCCGTAGTTCAGCTTGGAGCCGGTCATGCCTCGCGGGGGCACCACCGTCTCCGTCGTACCTCCGACGATCTGCCTAACCCCGCCCCGCGTGATGCCGTCCCCCGGCATGTTGACGCCATCGCGGAACGCCACTCGAATCACCTTGCGCATCGCCATCAGTGTGCCTCCTGCGCGGCCTGTCCCCGCGGCTTGTACGTGACCATGTAGTGCTCGCCGATGTCCTCGGCCTCGAGCCCGTCGTCCTCGCTCAGCGTGTCGAGCGTGCGCTTGCTGAAGCGAATGCGCCCCTGCTCCTTCAGGATGGCGAAGAGCACATTGCGGAGCTGTTGGAGCTCGCGCCACTGCTCGTCAAATTGCTTGCGCAGCAGCGTCACGCTGGGCGCGCTCCGGGCCTGCGATGCCTGCGCGCGTCGGTTCTGTCGGTTCACGTTCCCGTCTCCTTCGGCCGTAGCTTCTGCACGGCCTCCCAAAGCTTCTGCTCTTCGACCTGCGTGAGGTCACTGCCCTTGTCGTTGCCCGGCGAGGCTTGCAGCTCCCGCCACGTCTTTGCGCGCCGCGTCTTCAGCCAGAACTTCAGCGCTTCGAAGTGCGGCCGCTCGCCGTCCGTCGCGAGCCGGTACAGCGCGTCGACCACCATGTCTTCGGCGTACGCATCAGCTTCCTTAACCCTGCGAAGGAATTGTGCATCGTCGCGCATCCAGTTGCCGAGCGTGCGAGCCGACACGCCCACGAGACCCGCGGCGCATGCGCGCGAGTTTCCGCGCTTGATGGCGTCCACAATCTTCTTCGCCTTGATGTCGTCGAGCCCGTGCGGCCTTGCCATGCTGCTACTCCCACCACCATGGCCGCGAGACGCGCTGGATGCACCCGCACGTCATGGGCCGATACCCGTCGCGGCGCTGCAGGTTGCTCCTCCGCACCACCGTGATGCTGCCGCACGCGAGGCACCGGCAGCGCCATCGCACCTCACCGTTCGGCGACGGCTCCGCGAGCTCCAGTGCCTCGAGCTGGCCGTGAACGCCGCGCATGTCGACGCGTGGGCGGCCAGGCTTGCGGCGAGGCTGCGGAGGGCGACGCTGTGCCATGGGCATCGGGATGTGGGGCATGTAGCCGGCGGCGAGTAGGGACATCAGCGCTTCACCGCCTCGCAAGCGGGCGCTCCGTTGCCCCAACCACGAAGCCCCTCGATGGCGCGCGACGCTGCGCAGGCCTTCGTTTCGCCCTTCATGCGCAAGTGCGCCACCATCTCGCCCGTGACCTTGGCGCCGCACTTGGCGCACTCCCAGGCATCTTCGGTCGGGCATGGCTGCATGTCGTGCATGGCGCTCATCGCTTCACCCCCGGCGGCTTCTTCGGCAGGGCGCTCGGCTCGAGCAGCGGCGAGCGGAACGGCTGCTCGTCCGACTTCGGCGTGAGCGCCTGGGCCGCCTTGCCGAGCCTCCCTCGCTTGCGGGCCATCACGCCGCCCTCCTGACGCCGTACCGCTTCACCAGCGCCATCACGGTGGAGTGGTCGTTGCCGAACAGGCGCCCGATGCGCGGGTAGCTCCAGCCCAGCGCGATGAGGTACGCCGCGAACTTCGCGCGCGCCTCGGGTCCGGGCGTATGCCGCTGGAACATGTCGGCGACGGTCAGGTGGAACTCCCGGGCGATGCCCTCGGCCACCGTCAGCAGGTCGCGCTCGCGCAGTCTCTCAATGATGCCCATCACGCTCCTCCGCAGTCGATGAGGGTCGCGCCCTCGAACACGCGCCGGGCGAACCCGTCGCCGTACTTCTTCGCCATCTCGTCGGGCGTCATCCACGTCGTCACCCACGTGACCGCGTCGCGCTCGTACCGGGCGAACACGACGTCATCGACGTCCGACCACTGCGACACCCGCGGCTCCGTCCCGAGCTCGTCGAGCACCAGGAGGTCAGCGTCCATCGCCTGCTGCACCAGCGCCGGCCGCCCCTCGCCGAGGGAGTGGTACCGGCTGGCCACCGCGAGCTCCGAGGCCCGCATGAACGTCAGCGTCACGGGCGAGGGGAGCTGGCTGCCGTAGTACTGGACCCACGCCCGGGCTGCTGCGCAGGCCAGCGTCGTCTTTCCCGAGCCGCTCAGGCCCGTCCACGTCACGACGGACTGCCGGGCGCCATGTAGGTCCAGGTCGAACATCCGACGCGTCGCCTGGACGGCTCGCGGGTTCTTCACCCGCTGCCCGGCGTTCTCGAGCGTCACGTCCCGGTATCGGGCAGGGATGGCCAGCAGCGCCCCGTCGATGGCCCTCTGGCGCTTCGCCGCGCGCCGGTCGGCCTCCCGCATCGCCGACTCCTCCGCGGCCCTCTGGGAGGCAGCCTGGCGGGCCAATACCTCCTCGGCGGATAGGCCGGCGAGAGACGCGAGCTTCTGCGCCAGCGCCGACGAGACGGGCTTCGGCGCCTCGGGTTCGGTCGCGGGCGCCATGCGCGCCTTCGCCTCCTCGGCCGTGCGCACGAGGGCCGCCACGTTCTGATCCCACTCCTTACTCATTCCCCACCTCCTCCCACTTTCCAGAGTCGTTTGCCGCCGGCGCCCGTGGGCTGCACGAGCGGCGCGCCTCCACCGCGGCCCTGGTCGCGCTTGGCGTACTCGCGGGCCCTCGAGAACCACTTCGGCCACTCGCCGCGCTCGAAGTCGGCGCTGCGGATGCCCTTGGAAACCATGTGGCCCACGAAGGCGATCCATGCCCCGTCCACGTCGTCGGGCTTCATGCCGGCCATCTCGGCGGCGGCCCGCCCCTCCGGCTAGAGCTTCACCGAGGGGTCGATGAGATTCAGGTCCGGGGCGATGGTGACGACGCCGCTGGCGTCCGGGTCCGGCGAACGCGAACGGCGAACGCACGAACGAACGTTCGCGAACGCGTTCGTGCGTTCGTTCGGATCGTTCAGGCCCTCGCGCGCGTTCCCAGAAGAAGAATATCCCTCATATTCCGAGAGTTTTTCAGAATCTGCGGAGAGAGGGAGAGCGCGCGAGGACGAACGAACGCGAACGAACGCGTTCGGATCGTTCGCGAACGCGTTCGGGTTTTGTTCGGTCGCGTTCGCCTGAACGTTCGCCTTGCGTTCGGCGCGACGAGCCCTCATCCGGACCGCGTCAGGGGACTCGGAGAGGACGCGAGAGCTGGGAGGGGGGACCGGGGTAGCCACGCGCCCCTCGTCGAACGCGACGCCCTCGAGGCGCGCGATGACGGCGGCGATGCGCCCCACGCGCCCGTGCTCGAGCACGAGCACCTCGAGGAGCTGGACGGACTCCGGCCTCATCGCCACTCCTCCAGCCCGGCCCGTAGCTTCGCGAGCGCGCTGGCCTCGATCTGCTGCACCCGCGCCCGAGAGAGCCCCAGGACGCGCCCGATCTCCGCGTGCGTCATCCGGGCGTGCTGCCGCATCCAGATCGCCTGCGCATCGTTCACGCAGCCGGGGCGCTTCACGCACTTGCGGCACGCGGTCAGCGCCTCGGCCTGCCGGCGGATCATGGTCGCCACGTACACGCGGCCACACCCGGCGCACCGGATGCGCAGATTTGGCGTGCCGTGGGTGGGCCCCAGCGTCTCGAGGATGGCGCTCATTCCGTCACCATGAGCTGCAGCCACGCCTGCGCGCGGAAGCCGGCCAGCTCGCTCCGGGCCCGCAAGAGCGCGGTCGCCTGGGCGCGCGTCAGGTAGACGCCGCGGGAAAGTGCCGGCTCTCGCTGAGCCTCCGCCGGCGAGAGGGACGGGACCCCGTCTGGCGCCTCCGGGAGTCGAACCCGGGCCGTCGTGGGTTGCACCTCAGAGTTCAAGATGCCGAGGCGTGGACAGACCTCGGTCGGCGGCTCACGGGAGCCGCCTTCGCGTAGCCACACGCAGGCCTTGCAGACGCAGACCTCCGAGGCCCCAGTCACGCCCGAGTTATCGCCCCCGGAAGCTGCAGCGGTAGCCGTATCCCTCAGGCTTCCCAAGCCGCTGCGCGACGACCCATTAGCGACCCACGAGCGCCTACTTGGTGGCTCCTCGGCGACAGAACCGCCTTGTTTTTTCGGAGATTCGTCGGATTCGGACTGGCGGCTTGAAAATCCCCGTGTCGGCGGTTCGATTCCGTCCCCGCGCACCGCGATTTCGGCCGAATCATCGGCGTTTTGGCTCTCATTCGCGTCGATGAGCTCTGCGCCATCTGCGGCGAATGTCTCCGAACCGTCAGACGCGGCGCCCATTAGTGACCCACCAACACGAGCGGCCAGGAGCGACGCCAAAGCCTCCGGCTGAAGCCTCCCGTAGACGCGCTCGACCATGCGGGAGTCGGTGTGCCCCATGGCCGCGCCGACAAGCTGGGGCTCGACGCCGGAGTTGCGCAGCCATGTCGCGAACGTCCGCCGGAGGTCGTTGGGGGTGACCGGGGCGATGCCGGCGCGCTCGCAGGCCACGGCGAGGTCGCGGCGGACGTTGCCCCACCTCGAGAATCCGACGCCTAGCATCCGGGCGAGGGACCAGGCGAGGACGGTTCGGGAGGCGCCCACGAGTGGCACCACGCGATCGGACGACTTCGTCTTGGTGCCGTGGAGGGGCATGAGGCCCGTCCGGAGCGCGTCGCGCATCTCGAGGCGCCCGATGGCCAGGCTCTCGCTCCAGCGGGCCCCCAGAGCGACGATGGCGGCGACGTGGGCCGCGCGAGGGGAGGGGAGCGCTGAGCAGAGGCCGACGAGCTCCCAGGGCGTCAGGGCGCGCTTGCGGGGCTCGTAGTCGTCGTCCAACTCCGGGATGATGGCGTCGGGCTCGCCGGAGAAGAGGCCGTTCTTGCGGGCGAGGCGCAGAGCCGCCTTCAGCACGCGGAGCTCCTTCTTGACCGTGGTGCGCATGGCGCCCTCGGACAGGCGCTTGTCGATGTACCGCTCGCAGAGCGGGTGGGTGACGTCGCGGGCCATTTCGGGCAGGAGACCGAGCAGGGCAGCCACCTTGACACGGACGTGGTGCAGCGTGCCGTCGGAGCGACCGAGGCGCTGGCGGCTCAGGTAGTACTCGTCGAGGACCCGCTGCGTGGTGGCTTGATTCGCCGCTGCGAAGGCAGGATCAACGGCTTCGCGCTCGAGCTGCGCGAGCGCGGCTTCAGCCGCCCGCTTGTCGGTGCAGAGGGTGGAGACGCGGCGGGTTCCGCCCCCTCGCTTGGGGACTCGGGCGAACCAGATTTTGCCGCGCTTGAACAGCTTAGCCATCGACGTTCCCTCTCAGCCTTCAGCCACGCATCCAAGTTCTCGCGGGACACCTTCACCAGCCGCCCGATCGGCTGCGGGCCCGCACGGTTCACGACGTCGTACGCGGTCCGCAAGCTCACTCCGAGCTCGCGCGCGACATCGGCGGCGGACAGGTAGCGGCTCAAAGCCACAACCACACGAGCAACGCCGCGCTCGCGCAGCACAACGCACCGAACGCGAAGGAGCGGCCAAGGAACCGCGCCGCGCGGACATGGACCGGAAGAGACCCGCGGAATGCCTGACCTGTACGCACGCTCACGATTGCACCTATCGCGATAGGGATGTACGGTTGGGTCGTACCGACGCGGCCAGGGGCGCCGCGACCTTGCAGTTCACCTTGCTGACCTGGCGAGCCTTCCGGCGGCGACGCGGCTTCGGCCACGCGTCGGCGGGCACGCCTGTCACTCGCTCGACCGAGGTCCGATGCTTCAACCGTGGAATCTTGCGACCATTTTCCCAGTCGCAGTACGTCACCTGGTGGACGCCGAGCCGCTTGGCGGCCTCCTCTTGCGTCAAGGCCGACGCAGCGCGCCATGCCCAGAGACGTTCGCCCATTTCCTTGGTCCGCATACCATCGTTCGCTATAGCGATTGCGAACACGCTGCGCAAGCGTTTTCGCCACGGCGATGACCATGGTCGGTACGCTTCAGGTCGTGGCCAAGAAGACGTCGCCGGACAAGATTGCGAAGAACATCCAGGTCTTCTTGAGGAAGTTCGTCGTCCAGTTCTTCACCGACCCGTCGAAGCCAAGCGGACTGAATTTCGACGGTGCGCGAAAGGCGCTCGACCTCTCGCAGGGCTACCTGTCCGATCTCCTCAACGGGAAGAAGAGCGCCAGCCTGTCCGTCGTCCTTGCCCTACGTGATGCGACAGGCGCCTCCTTCGAAGAAATCACCGGGCATAAGCCGCCACTGGTGCCACGCTTCCCGATGTCGCTGCTACCCTCCGCCACCCGCACGAACGAAATCGTAAACGCGGTGGAAGAGGGGAAGCAGAATGAACGACCGTCCGGGCACCTTAGGACCAGCGCGCCATCCGTCAGGCCTCCACGTCGCTAGGCCGCACGCTGCCAAGTCGCATGACTTGCGCGTGGCGCTCGAGCAGTACGATCGGCGCTGGAGCTCCGCGGCGGTGGCCGCTGCGTGCTGTCTGCCTGAAACGACCTGCGACGGAGTGATGGGTTGGGCCGAGCTCCTCGACGAGCTCGACGAAGCCATCCGCGACGTCATTTCACGCTGATTCCTCGAGCGAAGCGGCCTCGTGTCGCTTTTCTCATTGCGTCGATGTTCGCTATAGCTATAGTGAACGACATGAACACGACGCGCACCGCCGCTGACCTCAAGGTGGCCTGCATCGAGGCGAGCCTCCGCGCTGCCCACCGCCGAGCCGCTGAGGCGACGCGGCTGAGCACGTACGTCGCGGCGCTGCGCGACATCGACAACCTGACCGCCGAGCGGGATGCCGCCAGGGCGGGGCAGTGAGGGAGAGGACCATGGCGAACACGATGGTGATGGCGGACGACGACGATTTCGAGACGCGGCCGACGCAGCCGTGCCCCCCGCCGGAGGTGGAGCGCGCCAAGACGCTGCTGCCGCCGGCCGCTCCGGTGCCGCGATTCGCTCCGCGCGAGACCATGGAGTGCCCCGAGTGCGGCGGCATGCGCCGCGTGCTGTACGGCCTGGACCGCTGCCGCGCCTGCGATGCGTGCTGCGGCGAGGGGCGGGTGTACCGATGAGCTATCACCCCACCGACTGCGACGACGATCCCACGAGCACGCCGGCCCCCAAGCGGCGATGCTTCTCCGACCTGCCGCAGCTCCGCAACTGGGCCCGCATCGTCCCCGGCCTCGACGACAGCATGCGCCGCGTGCTCATGGCCACGATCGACGTCGCCGACGCGGCGATCCACCGCGGAGAGTCAGCCGACACGAGGCTTGCGTTCATGGATGCCGTCGACGCCCTGGAAGAGGAGATGGCGCGATGACCCCCGCCCAGCAGCGCATCCTCCACCGCCTGGTGCTGGACGTGAGCTCGGCGATGATCGCCGAAGCCCTCGCGCACCGCGCCTTCCTGCGCGCCCCCGCCGCCCAGCTCCGCACCTCGTACCAGCTCTGGATGGAGGTCGCGCGTCAGAAGACCGCGGCGCAAGAGAAGCTCGACCGCGCCCTCCGCGCCATCCAGAGCGGGGACATCGAAGAGCAGATGAGCGCCACGCTCGAGAGCCTGGAGGCGATGCCGTGAGTGAATATGGCGACGGCGATTACTGCTCGGTGTGGTCCGAGCGCTGGGTGACGGCCAAGAAGGAGCACACGTGCCACGCGTGCGACCTGAAGATCGAGGCCGGGCAGCGATACCACGTGACATTCAGCGTGTTCGAAGGGGAGCACGACACGACGAAGCGCTGCGCTCGCTGCCAGGCCATCTACGAGCACCTGAACGCGCGGATGCGCAAAGAGGGCGACTGGGGTGAGTACTGCAACCCGACGCTGAGCTGCGGGCACGACTACCGCGATCGCTGGGACGAGGACCCGCCGCCGGAGATCGCCGCGCTGGCGTTCTGGCTGCCGCAGGACGGGCCGCCAGGTGGCGCATCGTGGCCTGGGTGGCCGAAAGGAGCTGGCAAGTGAGCGACGCGGACCGCAACAACATGAGCCGCAACATCCCGCCCAGACACTTCCTGGGCACGAAGACCGTCGTGGCCATCAAGACGGACCTGCTGGTCGCTGCAATCCGCGCCTACGCACACGGGGCCTGCGGGCTCTCCTGGGTGCGTGAGTGCGCCAGGGAGCTCGACAAGGCCGAGCAGCCGCCGAAGAACGAGAGGAGCGAGGGAAGATGAGCGCAGCACTGACCCGACACGAGCCCGCGGCCTCGCCGCTGGCGACCCTGGAGACGTTCCGCTTCACCGCCGACCAGCGGAAGCTGATCCTCGACACCTGCTGCGGCGGAGCGAGCGCGCAAGAGGCCCTCGTCCTCATCGGAATCGCCGAGATGCGCGGCCTCAACCCGCTGACGCAGGAGTGCTACTTCGTAAAGCGCTGGGACAAGACCAAGTGCGGGTGGGTCTGGGCCGTCCAGGTCTCGATCGACGCCATGCGCATCAAGGCCGAGGAGACAGGCCTCTACGCCGGACAGGACGAGCCCGAGTACGAGTACGAGCCTGGGAGCAAGGTCCCATCGCTCGCTCGCGTGCGCGTGTACCGCAAGGACTGGGAGCGCCCATGCGTCGGAGTCGCGCGCTACAGCGAGTACGTCCAGAAGACGAAGGAGGGGTTCCCCACGAAGTTTTGGGCGGACATGCCCCACAACCAGCTCGCCAAGGTTGCCGAAAGTCTAGCCCTCCGGAAGGCTTTCCCTCGGCGCCTCGCGAAGCTCTACACGGCCGACGAGATGGCGCAGGCGGACAACGGCGCGCACGACGAGATGCGCGGCGAGGTCGTGCAGCACCCGAGGACGAAGAGCGAGCCCCCGCCGTCGCTTGGCCCGGTCGACTCCTTCGACGCGCAGCTCCGGGCGGCCTCCACGCTCGCGGAGCTCAAGACGGTCGAGCAGCACATCGGACGCCTGGCGAAGGCCGGCAAGCTCGGCCTCGAGCGCTTGGCGGTCCTCAAGGACATCACCAAGGCGCGCCGGGCGGAGCTGCAGCATCCCCCGCCGCAGCCCACGGAGACCATCCTGGCGGACAACCCGGCGCCGGACTGGATGGGGGGGGAGGAGGAGGTCGGTCCGCCGAAGCCTGAGGGGAACTGCCATTACTGCGGCAAGCCGGTGGACGCCGATGCGGTGCCCATCACGACCATCGACGGCGAGGTCGCTTTTCGATGCCACGGATGCTTCGGGGGCAGCGGCACGCGATGAGCGCCATGCCCATCGCCCTCCTCATCCTGCACCTGCTCCTCGCGGCCCAGCATCCGGACTGTGCGCGCAACGGCCTCCTGCCCGACGTCAGGTGCACGCCCGGCGCCATCGACGCAGCCGCCATGCTGCACGTCATCTGCACGACGTCGACGCGCGAGCGCAGGCACGTCACGGAGACTACGCGGCTCCAGGTGATGACGGCGTACGGGGTGCCGCGGGCGGACTGGGACCGCTACGAGCTGGACCACCTCGTGAGTCTGGAGCTAGGCGGCAGCAACGAAGCGGCCAACCTGTGGCCGGAACCTCTCGACGACGCGCGGCGCAAGGATGCCGTCGAGGACCGCGTACACCGCGCCGTCTGCGCTGGGCGGATGCGGCTCGAGGATGCGCAGAGGCAGATGGCAAGCGACTGGACGAAGCTGGAAGGGGTGCGGTGATGGCAGGGGAATGCAAGCCCGGATGCGCGAGTCGGTGCGGCGCATACAAGTCCGAAGGCGAGTGGTGCCCGCACGAGAGCCACGCCTGCACCTGCGGCGCGGCGTCGCCGGAGCCCGTCGCGCAACGCGTGTGCGATGCATGCGGATGGACTACGCGCATCGTCGTGAAGCGAGAGGACGGCGTGTGCCCTAGGTGCCTTGGTCCTGTTCGGCTCAAGGGGCCCGTCGCCTCCGAGCCTGATGATGGCGATTGCGAGCCCGGCGAGGTGTTCACGCTGGCCGATGCGCTGGCTGGGCCCGTCGCCTCCGAGGCGCCGGAGGGTGGCGGGGCGGATAGGTGGGATGCGTTGTGTCGTGCGGAACTCGCCTCCCCGCCTCCCGCCTCCCAGGTAGCGCCGGAGGGCGGCGCTGCAACAATCGAGCTGCCGCCGCCTCGATCCACGGCGGACGTGTTCAAGTCGCCTTGGTCGGAGCCGGTTGCTCTGAAGTGCGCAGATGCCGAGTTGGCGAAGTTGCGGGCGTTCGTCGAGGCGCTTCGCAGGCATCGCGCTGGCGAGTGCGACGGGCTTACGCCTGGCGACTGCCTCGACACCATCTGGAACATGCTGGACGGCCTCGAGATGTACCTAGCCTCCCCGCCTACCGCCTCCCCCGACGTCGACTTGGCGGCAGCCATTGAGCGGGCCGGGTTCCGAGTCGCCAAGAACATCGCCCATCCATTCCTCGGCCCGACGCCCGAGGACCAGCCGACACTATGGTGCAAGGAGTGCGGGCGCGACAGCGGATACCACTGGCGCACGTGTAGCAAGGCAGCCTCCCCCGAGTACATCGAAGCGGTACTCAACGAGACGAGGTCCAGATGACATCGAACGAAATGGAACTCTGCGGCGTGGAACACCCGATTCTCTGCGAGGACCCCGACGGCGAAGTTCCGCTCCGGTGCGGTCTGCCGAAGGGGCATGACGGCGAGCACCAGGACCGTCGTATCGCACTCGCCGAGACGGAGACGAAGTGAAACTACGGCTACAGCCCGTTACGGTGAAGGACGCGACGCGGTGGGTCGCCGCCATCCACCGCCACCACAAGCGGGAACTGGCGGGGGCCCGGTTTGCCGTCGCGCTCGTGAACGAGTTCGGCAAGCGCGTCGGCGTCGCTGTCGTCACTTCCGGACCACGCGTGTGGGAAGGCACCGGCCGATGCAACATCGCGCGAGTCGCAACGGACGGCTCCAAGAACGCGTGCTCGATGCTCTACGGTGCCATATGCCGTGCCGCGGCGGCGCTCGGGTATCGCGAGGCGTGGACGTACACGCTGCCGTCGGAGCCCGGGACGTCGCTCGTCGCCAGCGGGTTCGAGGAAATGGGTCTCACGGAAGGCGGTGAGCATGACCGCCCGAAGCAGAAGAACCGTAGACGACCGCCTGCCGAACAGCCGTCTCCAAAGCGGCGATGGCGGCGCGTACTAGCGAGAGACTGGGGTGGGAGCGAGACGGAGACGAAGGAATGGCAGCAACGATGACCGTTGGCGAGCTGATCGAGGCACTGCGCAAGCTCCCTCCGTTCCTTGAGGTGTGCGTATACGACGCCGAGGAGGACGACAACGTGCCCGTCGTGGAGGCTCTGCTCGAGGATGGGCACACGACCGTAGACCTGCTCACGCATCCGAGCGGCGCCATGGCGGTCGTCGATGACGAGACGGAGGCGGACCGTGGGTGATTGGGCGGATGACATGGCGGCGCGTTGCGTGGCGGCCTACCGGGTCAGCGGCACTATCGAGGCAATGATCGCCGCCGAGCTCCGGAAGGCCGAGCGGCGCGGCATCGAGCGGGCGGCGAAGGTGGCCGATGCGTGGTCACGCGTCACCGGGCGACACGTGGCCGAGGCCATTCGGCGAGAACTGCTCACCACAACCGACGACGGGACGAAGAAGGACGGAGAGAATCAATGAACCTGCAGGAACGCTTGGACAACCTGGACTTGACAATCGCCGAGGGCCGCCTTCTGCGCAACGCGTGGGCAGAAGGCGGCCGACGAGGAAGCGGAGGCTTCGAGCGAGCGTGCCTGCTCGTGGCGCTGTCGCCGGAGGCGGGCGAGCAGAAGTCGGCCTCGGCCTGCCCGGCGGGCGTGATGCCGGAGTGGCTCGCTCGCCTGACGCCGTGGATGGACGACAACGGGAGCGCGGAGGCGTGGCCCGCGATGGTGCGCCGGTACGCGGCGCTGGCTCGTCGCTGGGCCGTTCTCTCGTCGCGGCAGTGGAAGATGCTGGATTACCGGGTGCGTGCAATCGTCGTGCGGGACGCGGCGACGAACGTGGACGCCGAGCAGTTCCCGGACGTAGTGAAGGTGTGCGCCGATGTAACCGCGTTGTGCGACGCGGCCGGGAAGACTGG